TTTTTTTTTTTTTTTTTTTTTTTTTTTTTTGTAGAACCGGGTAAACACGTGAAGACGGCCCGCCGGCACGTAAAACCGCCCATGGCAAATGATCGACTTAATGTAGCACCACTAAGGGTCTAGCGTCCACGAACTGCCTGGTGATAGCGCCGGTTAAAGCCTGACGAACATGCAATAACCAATGAGAACCATGATAGCGCACACCTGTGGCGAAGGCCTGAAACAGGACGAAATTGACTGCCTGATTAAGCCAGGGAGCGAAACTCGCAGGCATCAGGTTCATCCAAGCTCCAGCCGGGCCCAAATGACCACGCAAAAACTTCTCACGCACATCTAATGGTAACCACCCCCATTCAGCAGCAAACTCACGCCCCGGAGCGGAAGCAGATTGAATAACCTCCAAAACATCTCTACCGAGCACGGAAATGACGTCCTGCCCCAGCCCATACCACAACTTGGCCAACATGCCCTCGGCTGGCGGCCCCTGGACGCCCTTCATCAAACGGTCCACCTCCCCTGATCCCGGACAGTCACGCAATATCCTCCAAGAAAGCTGAAAGAAATCAACAGGTAAAGACAGTAAATGGCCGAAGCCCTCCAACCCCCACGCGTCGCCCTTCCGATCACGATGCCAAGAGCGCTTGTACCTCCACAGCTTGCCCATCAAGCGCGCCCTCAGCAACTCGCCACGGCCATCCTGTGCCGCACGATCCCCCCTCCAGCGCTTCTGCCACTGCTGCCAGGCCTTCTCAGGAACGTCCAACGGCACATCGTGGGAAAAGGCACGCCCCGCCGATCCCTGAAGGTCAGCAAGGCCTCTAAACTTATGCCTCTTCTCCAGCCGCTCACGGACCGCCTGCCACAACCTGCCATTCTCACCGACGATCTCCGAACACTTGATGCTCAGATCGAAATCGTAATTGCCTGGCGGAAGCACACCACAGCCACCCAAATCCGGCGACGCACGCAACACCTCCCTGGGAATAGTAAAACGAGTGAATTTGTCAGCCTTGACCGCCAACTGCACGCGAACATCGCGGTAATAATCCTCCGCCTCGAGGTAAAGAGCCCGGGCCACCCAATAGCCTGAACCACGCCGTGCCAAGCGATCAAGTGCACCTGACAGAGAAGAGAGCCGCTCAACAGGGTCGAACCCCCCACTTGCCGCCATCGACGGACCTGCTGAAGCACAAGCATAAACAGCCCTTGGAGGAAAACCTCGCATGCTGCCGGCAGCATAGAGAATCCTGAAATAGACGCCCGTTCGGACCTGGACGACCTGTTTCTTCTTGTTGGCCTTATGCCCTTGCAGCAGCATGACATCGATGGCATTGCGAGCATGCTCCCAAGCCCTGTACACCTCAAGGACGTCATCCGCCCGATTGAGGAGGTACACACTCCGCTCCCCCTCGGCCAGCTCAGCATCACGGACGAGCAGGCGCGCGCGCGAGTAGAAAGTGTTCGACTCCAACGTGCTCCGCCTGCCGGATTGTTGACCTGCATAATCCGTTATCCGCACCTGATCCGCCGACAACCGCACAGCCTGCCCCTTGAACCCCGCCTTGACGCCATCCCGTATGAGCGCATCAACCTGATCCGTGTACCGAGCATCCGCATACGCACGCGACCGATAGATTGCCACACGATGACTCGACTCCAGAACATCAAGTTCCTTCAGCATATCAACGCGTATGTCATCACGCTGTACGTACTCCAGCACCAAATCACGCATCACTTGCACCAGAAGCAACCGCTCCGCGAGCATGACATGATGGTCCCACTTGGAGTAGTCCCACGCGGCGAGAACCTTCTTCTCTCTACCGTGGAAAGACATGGGCACGTCTGTAGCTGAAGCCACGGTGACATGCCGCTTGAACATCTCCACAGGTGTTTCGCCGACGTCGACTCCAATCAGGCCATAACGATTCTTGAAAGCATGCAGCAAATACGACTCGCTAACCTGATCACGCAGATCCGTCGCAAGCAGGGTGCGTTCAGACCCACGCTCGTTACCCTTCCCCCCGACCTCTATCCGCATCTCACCCCAATCCCGTGTCAACTGGTCAGCGTCGGCCCTAGACGCAACATACGCCTTCGAACTGCCGGGCGGGGCAATCCCCGGACCCAACAACTCTTTGGCGCGCCTGCCCACAGCGCCGCCCGACATCCAAGCCATCCTCTTTTCCATGTGCGAACGAAGGTCAGTCATATTCGCAGAATACTTGGCGTACATAGGACGCAGCAGTTGGTCCATCGCGGCCCGATACCGACTCAGGTACTCCGAAGGAGACCCCTCTTTGGCTATGATCGGCATGCCGCGCTCGCCACCGCCCCCACGCACATCCGCCCGGTACTCAAAAGTCGCAAGTGCGAATTTGATGATCTCCGTACACACCCCCCCCTTCAACGAATCACGATCTGACCACCCTGTGAGATCCTCCGCGTTAAGGAAATTGGCAGAAAACTGATGTTGGCGACAGGTGCCAGGCACCATCCATGTCGAAGTCACCACAGCAGTAATCTCCTTGTGTATGGCAGTGTACTCGTCGTCACTCATACCAAGCGTGCCATAACGTATCAGCACAGGTACAAGACTAGGCCACCAGCGAGTTGAGAACACCCAAAAGATTGTCAAGTATAGGCGTTCATAGCTAGCCGGCCCCATGACCAACTCGGACAACACCATGCGCACCGCCTTGCGGAAGGAGCCCACTTGGAGCCCCGCCTCAGCATTAGTTGCGCCGCCCCGAAGGGCCACATCCCTAGATCCCCAGACCTCATCCATCACGCACAGAAAGGTTGCGACGTCGTAGTAGTGTCTGCGCTTAAACGATACCTCACGTGACCAAAGCCGTGCATCCCCCCAGGCCATCGCTGCCTTTGCACGCACCTTCCGATCACGCGGGGCACCTTTGCCGCGCTTCTTACCCCACAACCTATCAAGAAAGCCAACGACCGCGGCGTCCTTGACGGCATCGTACTCCGCACGCGTGGATTGGCCAACCAGCGTGTCCAGATCCCCCCATGGGTACGCCCCGAGCGTACCCCACACCTCCTCCGTCCGCGCAACAGGTGAACGCACAAAGTCAGTATAAGCATCGCAAAGCTTGTGGTCCGAGTTCAAAACACCATACCTCAAGACCCGCGCGATGCTGGACAGGTCTCTATGGTAGGCGACACATGGCCTCGGTTTGGCAACGACACAAACCTGCGGACGCCGATACAGCAAAGTGCGTGCATCAGTGAGCCCAAACGTCAACCAGTTGACATCACCACCAACAGAACTAAAAGAGTGGCAGAAAGCATTACGCGTTTCATTAGACAAAACAAAAAAGACAGGAAAAGCGCTCCCAATGACTGTCGGGCACCAAAAGGCACCGTCACCCCATCCGTCCTCGATACCCTTCAGGCAGGCATCAACCTCTTCCGGCTCCGGGACGAAAGCTCGCTTTGGAATCGCGCCTAAATCGGGGTGTTCCCCCTGTGCACGCAACCAACCAGCATTCCTGAACCCCAGAAGCAAAAGGGATTTGTCACTTCGCATCAGACCAAAGACTTATGTGTACCAGAGGTACGATAGCTTTAAGCCCCCCG